GACGCGGTCGGTGACGGCGACGGTGACGCTGGCGTCGGACACCGCGCGCCGCAGGACGACATCCGACAGCTTCGCCATCGCAAAGCCGCCGGCTGTCGCGCCGTCGCCGACGATCACGCGGTTGTTGGTGGTGTCGACGATCAGCTCGCCCTGCGCCGGCGTGAACGCAGATATATTGGCCGCCGTGTCGCGGCGGTGCTTGACTTGAACGGACATGAAGGCCCCATGCGCGAAAGGGACGGCGGCGCGCCGATATTCAGTTGGTCACGGTGCCGAGATCGATGAAGGCGACGGGCGCGGCGGCCACGCCCGCGCCCCAGTCGTCGGATTCCACGACCGGAGCGGTGACAGCGCCCCAATCGAGGTCGGTTCCTATCGCCAGCGCCTGCGTCACCGGCCCGAGCGCGCCCGCGCCGCTCGGCGTGTAATCGTAGACGGCGCAGGTCGACAGGTCCTGAACGCCCGAGCCGAAACTGTTGAACGACTGGAACTTGAAATAGAGCGGGACGCCGACCCAGGTCGGCGGCAGATTGTATTGCGCCACGGCGGAGTCGAGCCGCGCGAAGGCCGCGCCGGAGGCGTGCGCCGCGCCGGTCGTGCCGGCCAACCCGCGCTGCAGCCCGGTCAGCGCATAGGCGTTGGCGCCGGTCAGCGTCGCGGTCTCATAAGCCAGCAGTTCGCTGTCGACCAGCGAAAGCGTCGCGCCCGCCTGCGCGCTCGCCGCGCTCGTGCCGGTCAGCGAGCCACCGCTTTCCGACAGCGAGACATTGAGCGTATCTGTAAGGTCCCAACCGCTCGCGGCGGCGAGCGCGCCGGTCAGAACGCCCTGGCGCAGCGGCGCGGCGATGGTTCCGACCTGCGAATAGGTGGCGTTATCGACGCTCGCCCAAACATAGGCGCCGCCCCAGTTGGTGTTCGGCGCGCCCGAAGCGCCGAACCAGACTTGCGCGATATTGTTGGTGAGCGCGGGCGGCGGTTCGTAGATGAGCGGCGGATTGATCGCCGGCGCCGCGGCCGCCTGGTTGGGCGTGAAGGCCACGACGCCGTTCGCGGGATTGGCGCCGGGCGTCGAGACGCCGAGCACGAGTTCTTCGGCGGTCACCGTAATGAGGCCGCTGTCGTCCTCCTCCAGCGAGACGATCCGCACCGGATAGGCCGCAAGCCCGAGGTTGGAGTCGGTGATCTCGACGATATCCATGGGATCGAGCAGGCAGTATTCCCAGGACAATTTGAACTGATAGCGCGTGCGCACATAAAGCTGGCGTTGCAGGATCGTCTGCGCGATGACCGGGCCGATGCCGATCTCGTCGCAGATTTCATGCGCCTGGACCGTCGAGCCGACGCGCACCCCGTAGAGTTCGATCTGACTTTGGTCGCGCGCCTCGACCGGCGTCGAGCCATATTGGTTGTCGCGCGAAAGGCACTCGATGCGCTGGATCGTCGGCAGCGAGAACGGATCGACGCGGCTGGCCTGCACCGGGTCCTTGCCGCCCTTCTCGTCGACGAAATCGAGATCGGTCAGGCTGTAGACCGGCGTGAGGTTTGGCGTGTAGGCGGCCGGCTGATGGACAGTCGCCGTAATCACCACCGGCGATCCCTGGTCGGCGATGTTGAACAGATAGGTTCCCGCCGGGCTTATGCCGTATTGTCCGGTCGAAGTCGGCGCGCTCGCGCCGACATAGGTCAGCGCCGCCCCGGTGAAGGCGTAAGCGACTCCGCCGTCGGCGACGAAATTCGCCGCCGTCGAGACCACGACCGCCGGCGCCGGATAGGTGCCGTTCGATTGCTGCGCCGGGATCGGAACCGGCGTCGTCATCACTTTGCTCACGTTGCCCGCGGCGATCGCGACGTCGCCGTAAGGGATGAACTTCAACTGCCCGCCCGACCAAACCGCCGCGCAATTGAGCAGTTGCAGCCAGCGCGTCAGGATCGAAGACGCCTGCTCGGTGCTCGACAGCAGCGGCGAGAACGCAATCCCCATCGCCTTGCAATAGGTCTGCAACGAGGCGTCGCCGCCCAAGCCGTAGAGCGTCGTCAGGTCGATCGAGGCGGGATTGAAGCCCGCGCCATATTGCGCGTTCGTCAGGAAATCGTAGATCACTTGGCTCGGGTCGGCGTCGACGCCATTGACTCCGGTGCCGGCGAGCACGCCGACCACCTCGAAATTATGGTTGCCGACGTCGGCGGCGCCGCCGAGCTGATAATTCGCCGCGCAGACATAAGCCGTGCCCTGATAGGCCAGCGCCTCGGTCGGATAGGTCGAGGCGAGATAGGGCCATTGCGCTTGCGGCGTCGTGCCGTCGAACAACGTCAGGCCGAGGTTGGCGAGCGTATAGGTGGATTGATCGCGCCAGATATAGCCGATGTTCGAGATCGGCCCCTCGCACAGCGCCATGATGAGGTCGGCGGTGTAGTTGTAGCCGGTCGTCGGCGAGGAGAACAATCCGCCTTTGCCGCTCTTGACGTTCTGGGTTCGGAAGTTCGCGTAGAAGACGACATTGGGCGCGAGCTTCTGCTTGCCGTAGCAAATGGGGATGGGCAGCGTCGCGACAGCGGTCTGCAATTGCAGGCCGGTGTAATCGGGCTTGGTGGCTTGCGACCGGCCGAACAGATAAGCCATCAGAACACCCTGAAGAACTTGCGCGCGCGGCCGCCGAGGTCGGGGTGGCGCTCGACGCGCTCTTCCACTACGCGGCCCGCCGGCGCATAGGCGTGCGCGATCGTCAGCGGCGTGGCCGCCGTGACGATCCCGCCATGGGCGAAGCAGCGGCCGACGCGGAACAGCGCGACATCGCCGGCTTCCGGTCCTGCGCCTGTCGAAGGATCGACCTCATGGGCGCGCGCGAGCAGAAATCCAAGATAGCGTTCTTCGTCGCGATGCATCATCCAATCCTTGACATAGGGTCGCGGGTCGAACGGCGGCACGAGGCCGAGGTCGCAGAACACGCGCACCAGCAGCATCGCGCAATCGACGCCGACGCCCTTGACGTCGGCGGCGTGATGATAGGGCGTGCCGATCCAGTCGCGAGCGGCGGCGACGATGGCGGCGCTGGCGTCGTTCGACATGCGCTCTCGGGGTCTTGGTGGGAGGCTTCCCGCGCGACGCGGCGGCGCTTCAGTAGGCGACCTGGGGCGGGGGGACGAAGGGGAATCCCCGGAAATTCGCGAGATTGGCGAACCTGTTCTGACACGTGCCGCGCGTATGGTCGCAGCCGAAGGCGACGGTGAAGGCGTCGCCCGCCGCCGGCGTCGCCGGCAGCGGATACATCAGCGCCAGCGACGCGCCGGCCACGACGCTCTTGACGGTGACGCGCACATTGGCGTTGGCGCCGGACGTGAAAACAACCGAACCTTGCGCGTGGCCAGGCGCGGCGACGCCGGTGTTGATGAGGCTCGCCGTCGAACCGGAGCCGACCGTTCCGCTCGCCGAATAGGTTCCGCGAATGACGCCGCAGCCGCTGTCGTACAACGTATGCACGCAGGTCGGCGAATAGAGGTTCCTCGGCATATCGTAGTCGAGGATCACCAGATCGCTGGCCACGGTGAGCTGCGCGCTCGTGCGCCCGACGCTGTCGACCGTCGAGACGCGTCCGTGGAACAGCGTCACGCCGCCGATGACGTTTCCCCCGATCGCGTTGAGAAACACGCGGTCGCGCTGCACGCTCGCGCCGTCGAACGCGCCGTCGCGGATCGCCTGCAACGCCGGCGCGCCGCAGATGAGATCGGTCGGGCGCGCGGCGATGGTGATCTGCTGCTTGTCGACTTCCAGCCCGACGCTCGCCTTGTATTTGAGCCCCTGCACCAGCGGCCCGGTCGCCGAGAATGTCACGCCGTTGTAGCTCACCGCGACATCGACGTTCGTCCAGGCGAGCGTCGTTCCGTTGGCGAGCGAGAAGGTGAAACATTCGGCCAGCGCGAGCGGCGCGTCGAGCGCGGCGCGCGCGGCGTTGATCGCGGCGATCGCCGCCGGCGTGGTCGCCTTCATTGCGCCCTCAGCGAACGGAATTTGACGCTGTCGGCGCGCCAGAGATTGGCCATGAACTGCTCGAAATCGAGATCGTCGCCGTCGAACCGGCAAAGGAAGCCGAACCAGCCGCTCCAGGCGAGCGCCGTCCCCGCCGCCGGGGCCGTCGAGAAGGCGACGACGCCGTTGGCGAGCGTATAGGCGCTGGGATCGACCAGCGCGCCAGCCGCCGTGACGATCGGCCCGCCATAGTAGGGCGAGGCCAGCGTCGGAACGTAAGGCCCGGGCGTCGCCAGCAGCGACTGCTCCAATTGCGGGCCATACATGTCGACGGCGTCGCCGGACGCCCCGAGGGTCACGCTGAACGGGGCCGAGCCGCCGGACGGCGCGGCCGCCTGGCTGAAGCGCTGCCACGAGGACGTGAGCGTCACCAGATGGTTGACGTTGCCGGGATCGCGCAGGAACACGGAGCCCGTCCCCGAGCGCCGCCGCAGCCACACCGAATTGACGTAATTCGAGCCCGTCGCCGGCGCGGCGTTGGCGGCGGAGGCGTTGGCGGCGGTCGCCGTCAGCGTCTGCGCGGCCGCCCCGCCGACGGGATCGGCGATCCCGGAGGTCACGCTCATCGTCGCGAGCGACCAGCCCGCATGCGTCACGTCCTGCGAATTGGCGATGAGATTGTTGGGCGCATAGGCCGCCGCTTGGCCGGAAACCTGGAACAGCGTGGGCGCGCTCGGCGCGAACGGCTGCGTCACGGATTCCGTAAAGGCGCCGAGCGTGCGGGTCAGCGCAAACGCCGTCGTCGTCCCGTCGCCGGTTCCGAACGGCTGCGCCGTCACCTGGTAATCCGAGGGATCGTAGTACAAAAACGAGCTGTAGCGCCCCTGGCACTGCAGGAACAGCCCCATCAACGCCTGCAGCGATTGCGGCCCCAGCCCGCCATAGGCGGACGCTCCGTCCAGCCCGTCGAAGCTGAGTTCGAACTGCCAGATCGGGTTCTGGTACAGCGCCGAACGCACTTCGCGCGCGGAGGCGCGGCTCGCGACCAGGGTGGCGAAGGTCGGCTTCTTGCGCACGCTCCAGCCCTGGCCGGCGAGCGCGGGAAAAACCGGCGCGCTCACGCGCGCCTCCAGGTCACATTCATGGGTCAGGGCCTCACGGTGCGCAGTTTCACGCTTCCCCAGCGCCAGAGCAGCGCCATGAAGTTTTCGAGATCGGCCACGTCCTCGGCGAACCGGCACAACCAAAGCACGCCGAAGTCCGCGCTCACGAGAGCGCCCGGCGGCGGCGGCGCGGCGAACTGGATCGCCGGCGCATAGCCCGGCGTCACGCTCCAGCCCGTGCTTTGCGCCGCGCCGTTCAGATAGACCGCCGAGACGCCGCTCGTCGCCAACACCGGTTCGACATAGCCGGCGTAGCCGCGCACGAGCGGAAACAGCGTCGTCGCGCCGTCGCCGACGCCCAGCGCCTGCCCGCTCGCCAGGCTCAAGCCCGGCGGTGCCAGCCAGAACGCGCCCGCCTGCCCGCCCCGCCCAAGATAGAAGCCCGCGATGGCCGCGAGTTCCGCGTTCGCGTCCGCGCGCAGCACGTCGTAGGCGAGTTCCACCTCGTAGACAGCCGCCGCCCGCTGCGCCCGCCGGCTCTCCCGACCGGACGCGTGCGAGGCCGCCGCCGTCTCGAACTTTGGCCGCAGATGCGTCGACCAGCCCAGCGTCGCCAGCGCGGGAAAGGTGGGATAGACGCCGGGCGAGGGGTCCGTCGGGCCAGCGAGCGGCGGCGTCGCCGTCCGTCCCGCGCCTTGCCAGTCGCCGTAAGCCCAGTTCGCCGCATCGCCCCAGACCGAGGCCAGCGTCGGAAAGGCCGGAAACGGCCGCGCATCCCAGTTCCAGACGCAGCAGAACGTCCACTGCAGCATCGGCACGCCCGCAGCCGAGGCGTTGTGCGCGCTCCAGTAATCGTAGATCGCGTCGAGCGCGACGGCGGAGATCGTGTCGTCACGCAGCGGCGCGACCTTGCCCCCCGACGCGCCCGTCCAGATCGACCAGAACGGCGTGCCGCTCGCCGAGGACGAGGGCGCGTAAAACAGGTTCGGCTGATTGGTCCCCTTGTCGACCGAGGGCACGCCGTATTCGAGAAACACGATAGGCTTGGACTGGGGAACCCACGGCGTCGCCGGCCCCTGCGCCGCCCAGCCGGCGCCCGTGTCGTAGATCGCCTGATGCGGGTTGTTCCACCACCAGCGCAGTTGTTTGTTGGCGAGGATCTGCTGGCCGGCGTAATAGGGCTGCCGGTCCTGCGCCGCCCGGTCGCCCTGCGGCAGGCTGACGATCAAGCCAGAACCCTGGGGATCGTCGCCCGCGCCGAGGTTGTCGGAATTGGCGTAGAACCAATCGAACTTCTCGCCGCCCTCGATATTGGCCTGCAAATAGCCGGTCGCATAGATCGACGGCGCGCCCGTGAGCCCGAACCCGCGCGCCGACGGATCGGCCGGCGGCCAGGACGACGGCGGCGGCGCCTGCCAGTTCAACGCATCCAGCCCGCCCGTCCCGGTCGTCCAATCCGACAGCGGCAGGTAATTGTCGAAGGCGACAAAATCCACGGCGCTGGACGCATAGAGCGCGTCGAGATGCGGCCACTGCCCATTCTCTCCGGGATGCTGAAACCCCATCCACGACGACCAGTCCGCGGAATAGGCGATGAGATTGTGCAGCCCCGCGGAATCGCGCGTAAAGCCCGCCGCGTCGAACACCCCGCGCACGTCGGCGGCGAGCTGCGTCAGACCCGCGACGAACGGGTAATCCCAGACCGCATGGCCGGAGCCGTCCGTCGTCCCCGCCCGCGTCCAGCCGGGACCCCGCACCGTCTCCAGGCCCCGCATTTCCGAGCCGATGACGAACAGATCGACCCCACCCGCCACCACGCAGAGGTTGGCGTAATGCAGGATCATCCGCCGATAGGTCCAATCCGTCGGCGAGCCCGCATAGGCCACCGTCAGATTGACCGTATCGGGCGCGAACTGCGCGGCGGACGCCGTCCCCAGGAACGCGCCCACCGCCGCCGTCGCCGCGCTCGAAACGTCGGGCGTAAAACTGATTTGCCCGCGCCAGGGCAGCCCCGGCGCCGTCATCAGCAGGAACGGATAGAACACCGTCCGCAACCCGCGCGCCTTCAGGTCGCGCAGGCAGCGCACGACCGAAGCGTCGCTCGGCGTCCCGGCATAGACGAACGTCCCGTCCGCCGCCGTCGCCATCGGGATCAGCCCGGCGCTCGCCTGCGTCAGCCCCGAGCAGCGCCAGACATCCGCCGCCCCGCCCGCTTGGGCGAACGCGCCGCCGATATAGGTGGTCGTCGGATAGACTTGCGCCGTCGCGGCGTTCAGCCCGTTGCAGAACCACGCGCAGACCAGTCCGACCGTCGCGCATTCCGGGTGCTGCGCCTGCAACTGGTCGAGCGCCAGCGTATAATCCGAAACCGCCCCGCCTCCGCCATAGCCGTTGACGGCGGTCAGCGCCGGCTCGGTCGCGCGGCGTCCCAGATACGGCACGGGATCATACGTGAACTCGCCCGTGGCGGGCAGCAGATGAACGCCGGTCAGAGTGGGCAA